CGCACCAAACAAGGCTATGCGTGCAACAATCTACTACTCCAGCGCTGGACTGATCACGAAGGTGTTGAACACCGTGTTAAGGATGACTACGAACGCAATCGTACATTGATTGATCTTAATGCACAGCCTCAAGAAATAAAAGATAAGGTTGATGCTGCAATTCGTGCAAGTGTCCGTACAACTACAACACCGCAAGTTGGTGTACACTTTATGAAATTCTGTGGTAAGTATGAACTTACTAAAATCAGTGAACAAGCGGAGGCTTACGCAAAATGGTTAAACTCGCCATACGCAGGTTGTTTAATAAATTAAAACTGAGGTATGATTATATGCGCAGAGAAACATTGAAGGACAGTTTATATGGAGGATTGGTTGAAATAACTAAAAATCCTAAACTATACCGATTTAGTTCTATCGGAAAAGAATACTGTTATTTTACTGAAGAAGGTAAACAAGAAATACTTGAATGGATACATAATCATGCCAAAGAGATTTCTACCGCAGAAGAAATTATATTGAATGAACGGGCTAAAAAGTTGGTATTGGATGAGCTAAAACGGTGACATAAATACTTTGAGGAGTACCTATGTTTAATGCTTTTTATTCGTGAATTTGATGGGATGAGACAATATATTGTGTGCAACGAAGCAGGTGACTGTCTTATCGTTACTACTAGTAGTAAAATTGCAAACTTTATAGAACAAAATGTTAAGGGGGTTTCTCCTGATCTACGATTAAACATCGGCGGCGATCCTGGAACAAAAGTAGAAAAGAAACTTTGGCATCATGTAAAACGTTATACAAGATGATTGAAACACCTTTCCCATTTCCTATCAGCAACGTACAAGAGGTATTTAAAATACGAGCAGTTCCTGCTATTGATGGTACAAGCATTAAAAACACAGTTGTGACTGAAACAAGTTATCCTGAAGGTAATTCTACAAGGAGAGTAGAAACCTATTCTGTTACCGTTTATGATTCTACTGGAAGATTGAATTCCTATCTTTTTGGTTACAATAATATTGATCGATTAGTTTAATGTATTCTGTAAATATTCGCAACATTGCCGAATTAGATGAGATTGATCAAATATTTAATGAGGCTATGCAAAATTGCAAGTCCATCATTGGAGCCAAAGTTTCTCATGATGAAATACTAATGGATGGGTCAACAATGTCATACCAACTATCTTATATGCTAGAAATTTATTTTCTCAATCAAACTGATGCAATTATGTATGAATTAAAGTATCTATGAAAATAACAGACCCCAAAATCTGCAATAATTTACGAGAATATTATTACGACAATGTACATTGGGCTGATAATGACTACGTTCCCTGTAACACTTTCAGCAATTGGATAACCACAGAGTACAATGCAGTTTATAATTTCATAGACCAAAGTATTACATTCAAAGACGAGAAAAAATTTATACATTTTTCATTGTTATGGTTATGACATATCCAATTAAAATATACTGGAAGAACGGCGATAATATATCTGCATGGGATGAAAAGTGTATTGAACTTTTAGAAAAGTTTGGTTTACCTGGTGGCAGGTATGTAACAAGCTTTTCTGAAAACTATCTTGAAATTAATTTTTATAAACATGAGGATGCTGTATTAGCAACTTTAATATTATGAAATTAAATATTGATGAAGGTAAGTATGTTAGTAAAGAAGGTGATGCATACTATTCTATAGAGGTAGACGGCAGACAAACATTTGGTGATTATCCTCTTTGGGTAGATATGATTAACTGGGCTAACGAACAATACGGTGACGATTATAAAAGATGGAATGTAAGTACCAAAAGATTTTTCTTTAGGGATAAAGAAGATTTAGAATGGTTTATCTTAAGGTGGTCATGACTTATAAGACAATCATTGGTAAAGAAAAGTACCACATGCACAATGAAATTATGCAGTGGTGTAATGACCACATTGGCGACGGGGGTTATACTCAGCAGCCTAATCCATTGTGGGATATGGTTTTAGTTTATGGTACAGCCACATATTATTTCAAACACGAACGAGATTTAGTATTTTTTACCTTAAGATGGTCATGAAACTTTTACGAAGAAAAATTTTTATCCGCGAGTACGATTTTAATAAAATCAAAACGAAGGCAACGGCAAAAGTTGATAGATACGAAACATTGTACGATCGGGCAACCTTCACACCTGTTAAAAAGGATGACTTAGAAAAAGCATATTTGGTTTTTCTATTGACTAAAGACGAAAACGATAACACATTAAATCCAATGAATAGTTGGAAACCAACAGAATTTCCTAGCAGTTATTTGTGGCATATTAAAAAACAGTTATACAATGAAGATTATGCACGTTGGGATAGTAGGTTTGATGATAACGGTTATCTTCTAGTAAGATACAATAAAGTTACACCTGAAACAAAATTGGGTTGGGGAATTTTTGAAAAAGATTTATGAGAAAACAAACATACACACATAGAGTAGTAGTGGAAACATCCCAAGAAAGAATTGACCACATCAAATGGTGTCGTAGAAATTTAGGAGAACGGGGAATAGATTGGGACTTCTTTGGCGGCACTAAACTTGACATTATAATCTACACCGAAAAATACATTCCATTCTATAAACTTAAATTTGATTAACCAAAATAGTTGTAAATATGATACAACACAGTTATACTTACACAGAGAGGTGAAATATGAATCTAATTGCTAAACCAGTAGTAAAAGATCAGTTTTGGATCGTTACTGATGGCGAGAAAAAAGTCGGTAATGTCCTAGCCAATGGATCTGGATTTCAAGTTAAATTGGGCGATACAAAAAGAGAGTATCCCAGTACTAAAACAATCGCTAATAAAGAACAGATTGAATTTGTTAACTTTAAAAAAGTAGACAAGAAGAATCCTAACCCGTACGAACATTATCCAACTACAGGTAAGGTTTTCAATTCTGTTTTGGACGTAAAAAGAAAAATTCATCTTTTTACAAAAACAACCAAAAGCAAATGTTATTATGCTGCAGGGTGGTACGCACTAAAGCAAGGATCAGAGTTTGTTCCTGTACTGTGCCCTAAGTATATTTTTGTACAACGCTACGAATGCTCTGGTCCATATATGACCAAAACCGAAGCAGAAAATGCGATAAATACACTATGATCCATATTAAACGTTTTATAGACAAGATTGCTAGTATGGAAGGTAAACAAGGAAGGGATGTTGTCCTGCCTATATCTGATGCCCGCGCATTGCGTGATGAAATTACCAAACTTTTGCTTGATCAGCGTGAGACAAATACAACGCAAAAAACAAATGAGGTCGTTCAGGTAGAGATGAAGGGTGAAAAATGGTAACTTAATGGGAAGAACTCAACCTAAAGTAATACTAGAAATAGTAGATAAGACTACTTACAAAAACGATCAGATCGTAGAGGCTGCTGGAATATGGGCAGTTTTTTATGATGGGCAACCGATCAACCTCAAAAGTCAACATTACTTAGACGCGGAAAGCGTACCAAAATACAAAAAGACAAGTTTCAGTAATCCGGGTCATGCACGTAATTTGTGTCGCAAACTTAATCAACAATTTAAAACCGAAAAATTCAGTGTCGTTTTCATGAACTCTGGTACCAAGGTTTATCCAGATGACTAGAGATTCTATAAAAAGACGAATTACCAAAGCAATCCTTGAACAATCACCGGGGTCAAATGTTGATTTAGATACAGCCATGAAAACATTTTGGCTTGACATAAGAAATGAAGGTGGACTTAGATTAACAGACGTAGGTGATTCATTTTTTAAACGAGCAGATATTGAGAGTTTTGAATTTCCGTTCAGAATACAAAAAATTACAGATAAAGAACCTATCTATAGTTATCAGAATCTAATGCTTGATTTAAGTCTTAAAGTATCGTGCCCATACTACATAGGACGACATAAACCAAACGAACCATATATAAACATATATGACAGTAAAGTAGCCATGATGATTAATCTTTATGGTGATATATACGAATATTTAAGGCACAGTCAGTTAAGACGTAAATAACAGTGGGAGGATTTATGACTGAAGAAAAGAAAAGCAAGAACCCATTTATAAATATAGCTAATGCTGTAAAGAAAAATAATACTTTTCCTAATCAGCAGCAAAACAAAACTCCAAAACCAAACAAGGGGTTTGGTGGGGCAAACACAATGAGAAAAACAGGGAGAGGACGATGAATTACTTATTAATATTAGCACTAGTTTCAGCACTAACAATACCACCAGCATTTGCAGCAGGCGCACCGGCAACACCAGTTAAAAAGGGTAATCTAATGCTTGCTAAAAAGAAAGACCATAGCAAAAAATATGTTTAATTTCAATATGTTCGACCAAAACGCATTTAAAGATTTCTACACAGCAAATTTTTATATCGATGCACTTCAACACACTAAATCTAATTTAACTGATAAAGTTATTACAGATCCAGTTTTAAATAAAGCAGCACATACCTTTTTAGATGCACAAACTGTTTTTGCTAAGATGATTGCACAAAATACAACCACTATTGCAAAACATAGTGTTGATTCTATGTGCAAAACTTATTTTCCACAAACTACTAAATCAAAGGCAGAATAATTATGCCTTGTTTGAATTGGGTAAAGTCCATAACTTCGGCTATGGTATCTAATCACTACGGATCAAAGTTAGAAGCATATATTATTAGTAAAGACCCAAAATCTCTTGCAGATGTTGAGGCTTATACAGTAGAATATGAAAGAAAACTTGCAAATGAACATTTTAAATTTTACGGAGAGACAAAATGAACGAACTACCAAAACTACCAGAAGTCAAATTCAACAAGAACGGTTACGAAATCCGTACCGATATTCTAGCAATGGCTAAAGACCTTGCAATGCAAGACTTTCATATGAAGTATTCAGGATGGGAAGTCACTGCAAAGCGTGATGAAAAGACAGGACAGATCATCAATAAAATTGAGATGCCTACTTTTCCAGGCCTAGAGCAGATCCTTGAGAATGCAGAAAAAATGTATGCATTCGTAAATCAAGCATCCAATAATAGCAAAAAATAATTGCTAAATTTGCAACAAACATAGCCCCAACAGGGGCTATTTTTTTGGTTGACAATAAATCCATTTGGGCATATAATGTCTGTATAGTCAATAACAAGGAGCTAATATGTTTATCAATCTCAATGCTAGCAAGCCAAACGGTGACTTTATGATCACTTCTTCCGCTGTGTTGCAAGATATGCATCCTACTGCTACGATGGCTGAAATTACTGAAATGCTAATTGCGATTGGTGACGAGTACGAAGCCAAAGGTTATCAACTTAGCTACACATTTGATGAGGAGTTATCATAATGATAACTGCTGAAAAAG